TCCTGAGAAACAGGCCCCCCCCCCCCAACATACGACCCAGCTACAACTAATTGAGATACGTTTTTTTCCCTCTTTCTTCTCTCGTTAGTTATGGCAAACAATCTACCTGGTCTTGGTCTCAATCTTGTTGTGGAGGAAAATCCAGTTGCCAATGGGATTGGCAATCCTGGTCCCCCTGCTCGGCAGCAGGGGCGTGGTGGTCGTGGAGGCCGCGGCGGCAACCGTGGGCGTGGAGGAGCCCGTGGTCGCCGCGGCGGTGGTCCGCGACCAAATCGGCCGGCTTACGCGGCTGATGGGGAACGTGTGCAGCGGCGCGCTATTTGCGTTACCTGTCTGCAGTGGTGTCCTTGTGTCCGAGGCGAGTGTGGTCATCACAAGTGTGCCACTTGCGTCGATTGCAATGCGTGTTTGCCGCAATTTGCAAACGATTGCTTTTGTGGTGACGCATCGAGGCAGAACTTGTTAGTAATCCATCCTGGGCAACCTCATTTTGCCCATCGCAATTGTTTGATGCGTATGATGGCGGCAGGCAATTATGCTTGCCCTTACTGTCGAGAGCTCTTCTCCATGCACCACACTAACCTGGCTTTGGGTGCGCTCACTGTTGCAGTGCACGATTTTCGTAACATCGAAGCAGAGAGAGATATTCTCCGCGAAGAGTTCGATCGTGTCGTTCGTGAAGCGCGAGCCCGAGACGGACAGGTCGCTGTTGATGTGCGACCAGCTCCAGAACCGGCAATCGTGCCGGCCTTGGAGCCTCCTGCGCCTGTGGAATTTCCGCAGGCTATCCAGGATCCTGAGGCGCCTATCGCGCCTCCCATTGTGCCCGGAGTTGGTCGGGGCACTTTGGAGATGCAGTTGAGCATCTTTCGCCGTAGGCAACTCCGCCCTGTGGAGCCTTTGCCTCGAGGCCAATTGCCAAATCATGGTCCGGCACACTTGGGGAGTGGCGATATTCGCAGCGACCAGAGTCATGTCGTGCCGTGGGGTGGCAGTGGGCCTGGCCCTTTTGGTGGTCCAAGAGATTGGACCGGGCCCCCGATTTTCTCTCGCGAACGGGCTAGGCGTGATCCGCAGGAGTACATCATTTCTCGTGAGGAGGAGCATGGATCCAACCACAATGTCAACGCTTTATCGCGGTACTTGTGGCCAACTCGCGCACACACAGATTGGTATTACCTCGATTTCATTCTGCTTCCAAAGTTTTTGTGTGCACTCCTCAACCTCTTACTGCTTGCCACAGGCCTCCTTCACCTTTTCGTTTCACGGATCGGTCAAATTGGTGAGCAGGGAAGAGATGCCACGCATCGTCCATGGTATTTATGGATTGTTGGCGTGAAGCTGGAAAAGCTTAGTATCCCAAATACATTGATCAACAACTTTTGCACTCAATTTCGGACCATGGAAGTCCGTAGGAGAGAGTTGAAGGTCGAAGTCAATGCGGTGATCAGCTACCAGATGAGAACAATCAACGGAATCAGTTCAGACACAATGGACAAGATATCCGAATTCGGTTGTTGGATTGTCATACTTCGGTGTGGCTCCCACAACACGCGACTGATTTTCAGTGCGATTTTAGACATTGGTAAGTGTCTTCTCGCCACGTTTGCAGTCGCGGCATCGCTGTATATTGGACACCTTTTCTTTTTTGCTGTTCTGGACATTAGCCCTGTGTTTTCATGCCTTATCGTAGGATCACTCCTATTCGGCATTGTTGCGCTATATGACCTAACAGAATGAGACTGTGGAATAATTTGCTTAGGTGGAAGTGGACACGAGAACTTCAGGGTGCGCAGGTATTGTTACCGCGTCGCCAGGTTGATCTTCCGCTCGTTTCCACACTAAAGGAATTCGCTCGTGTTACAGAGCACCCAGTACCTCATGAAGAAATTGAACAAGATTACAGCCATGAGAAAACAACTTTATTCCCGCATCGCTTTTTACCCTGCGCGCATCGGAACAATCGTCAGTCTGAGAGAGACTCTTTGTTCCATCGCGCCGCAGTAGCGACTCCCATACCAGATGGCACTTACCTTGGACGGTTTGTCAGATGGGTCAAACGGGATTTTCGGAGGCTTTTCCACGTTGGAGATGTTACAAGTAGGTCTTATTCAGAGTACCTGCGTCGTAGCAATGCCCGCCCGTCAGTTAAGCGAAAACTGGCGAAGGTTAAACGTGAGATGGATGCAAAGCGGATCGTTGAGGATATGCAATTGACTCCTGAGGAGGTGCGCAATTGGACGAAACGCTCTACATTCATAAAACAGGAAAATGAATTGCACCATTGGTCTGGGAACTTTGTCGCAAAAGCCCCCAGACTGATCCAAGGAGCCCAGCCAGAATTCATCAATTTGGTAGGGCCTTGGATTATGGCGCTTCAGGATCACTTCAAAGCTCAACTCGGTGGCAGAGATGAGAATCTTCTTTTCACGTCTGGTTTGTCTGGCGAGAAAATTGGAGCGTGGTTCACGAATCGAGACGGACGTGTCTTTGAAAACGACATCTCGAAATTTGACTCGTCGATATGCCGAGAAATGATGGAGCTCGAGGCGTGGATCTTCCGCCTCTTTAAGCCGCCACAGGCGGTGAGACAGTTAATTCTCGGCAATATTGATGCCCGGGGTGCGACGCATTTTGGCCTAGAGTACTTCATTCCGGGTACTCGTAAGTCAGGCGATCCGTACACCAGCTTGGGCAACTCTCTTCTGAATATTTTGATGCATTTGTTCATTATTTCAGAAGAGACTGGCCTAAGCGCTGTGGAGGCGAAAGCAAATGTTCGAATGGGAGTTCAAGGGGATGATAATCTCTTGCTCCACAACATTGCAGAATTTATTGATTGGAAACGCTGTTTTCTTCGGCTCGGTTTTTCTGCCGATTGTATACAGCGCAACAACATTTATGATGCCGATTTTTGCTCTTCGCACTTTGTCCCGAATGAGGCTGGTGCCCTTGTTATGATACCCAAGCTTGGTCGTGTTTTGTCCAAGCTGGGCTGTTTCCGCAATCTCCCGAAATTTGTTAAACCGTTTCAGGCGTTGCGAGGTACTGTCATTAGCATGTGGAAGTCTTTCAGTTTCATTCCTGCCATCCGCCACTTCTTCAGCGACATTCTTGTGCTGACCTCAGGAGTGAAGGCATGGCTGCCCAAGAAGTATGATCATGTTTTTTTGAATCATGCCGAATTGGGCCCGACAGCCGTCGAATATGTCTCCAAAAGATATTTCGGACCTATCAGTTATTTTGGTGGGTTGCGCTGGTCCGCGTCAATGCTTCGTGCAATGGCGTGCGATTCCAGTGCCGATGTTCCTTTTTTCCGGATTTAAGCCGGATTGTGTGTGGGCTAATAGCCCGCCGGTATGCCTTGTGAGCTGCATACACTGTTCAAATCGTCGAGCGTGGTCTTGTTTTGCAAGGTCGCGCAGGGATCAACTCACAAACCCGATTCTTTGAATCAGCACCTCTGCGCCGTGACCTGGCGTATGTGGAGAGCCTATTGGTTAAAAAGGCGGTCTTATTCGCATGCTCTCATGAAACCAACCTTGGTCTCGAAGTCAAATCTTCAGGAGGTCGGCCCGCAAGCCACCAGCAATCCCAGTGCTCAGGAATCGGG